TTAAAAGCTTATGTAGTAGCTAGAGATGTAACTAATCAACAACAATTAGATGGTATTATTTCAAACACATCTAGCATCTAAAACAAAACAGATTAAACTAAATAAAGTTAACATAATATAAAATAATTAAATATGAACGTATTAGAAACTGTTGAGCTATTTATAGACGAGTCAAGAGAAGAAGATGGAATAGAAGCTATCTCTTTAGTTGAGTTCCCTGCAATAGAAGAAAACTTTGTTGCACTAAGTAAGCATAAAGTAGAGTTCAAAACGGTAGATTCTGAGAAAAGAATTATTGTAGGTCTTGCATTAGTTCCAGATAAGCCGATATACAGGCGTAGAGGAGATTATGAGTACAATATAGTATTCTCTAAGGAAACTGTAAGAAAAGCCTCTGAGCTATACTTAAAACGCCTTAAACTAAACAATGCTACACTAGAACACGATGAGCAAATGACAAGTGGTGTATCTGTTATAGAATCTTGGATAGTAGAAGACCCTCAGAGAGATAAGACTGCTTTATATGGTTTAAACGCTGTTGAAGGTGCTTGGGCAGTAGTTATGAAGATTGACAACGAAAAAGTATGGGCTGATGTAAAGTCTGGTAAGTATCTAGGTCTAAGTATAGAAGGTATGTTTAGTGATAAGACTGAAGACATAGAAGAGATTGAAGCTACAAGTGTATTGAACGAACTTAAAAAACTATTATCTGATGGCTAAAGCGGTATATTGTAAATGTAGAAACACATACTCTATTGAGTGTGATAAAGCAGGTAAGAAGTGTAATGCTGACGAATATTGGAAGCAAGGAATAGGCTCTATCTACAAGGAAACAGAAGAGTAAAATAAGACATTAAAATTTTGAATAGTTATATTAATATAAACCAATAAGTATGAAAGCAACAGAAATCCTTAATAACGTAAAAGAACTCTTGAGTATCTCTAAAAAAGAGATTCAAGCAGAAGACCTTATCGTTGAAGAGGCAGTAGATTTATCTACAGAAAAAGTGGTTGAGATTATCGAAGAAGAAGTAAAAGAAGTTGTTCTTGCTGAAGAGCCTAAAGAAGAAGTAGTTGTTGACGAGGTAGCAGAAGCACCAGTAGCAAACTATGTAACATCTGATGAGTTATTAGCAGTTAAAACAGAATTACTATCTATGATTAAAGCTTTAATCGAAGATAAATCATCAGCTGAATCTAAAGATATTCCAATGGAATTATCTAAGCAAGAAGAAATTGAGTTATCTGAAGAAGTTGTTCATTCTCCAGAAAGCGTAATCGAAACTAAAAAGAATTTATTATCAAACCCAAACAAATCTATGACTACTGAACAAAGAGTTAATAGAATGTTATTCAATTAAAATTATATAAAATGGCTACTACTACAAGTATTACTACTACTTATGCTGGAGAATTTGCAGGAAAATACATCTCTGCAGCTCTTTTAGCAGGTAACACAATTGCAAACGGAGGTTTAACTATTAGACCAAACGTAAAATTTAAAGAAGTTGTAAAAAGATTAGAATTAGACGGTATCGTAAAAGACGGTTCTTGTGATTTCTCTGACACATCTACTTTAACATTAACTGAAAGAATCCTACAACCTAAAGAGTTACAAGTTAACTTAGAGTTATGTAAGAAAGATTTCCGTTCTGACTGGGATGCTATCCAAATGGGATATTCTGCTTTTGACAACTTACCAAGCTCTTTCCAAGAGTATTTAATCGGTTATGTTGCTGCTAAAGTAGCTCAAAAGAACGAACAAAACATCTGGGCAGGAGCTGAAGCTGCTGGTTCATTTGATGGATTCTCTACTCTATTAGCTGCTGATGCTGGTAAGGTTGCTGTAGTTGGAATTGCTGTAACTGCTGCAAACGTTATTGAAGAGTTAGGTAGAGTTGTTGATGCTATTCCTCCTGCTTTGTACGGAAGAGAAGATTTACATATTTACGTTGCACAAAACGTATTCAGAGCTTACAAGCGTAGTTTAGGTGGATTTGCTGCTGGAGGTGTTGGTGCTGCAGGTGTTATGGCACAAGGTAACAACCAAGACATTAATATCTTATTCTTTGATGGAGTAAAAATATTTATGGCTAACGGATTACCTTCTGACAAGATGATTGCTACTACTAAAGACAATTTACACTTTGGAACTGGCTTAATGTCTGATGCTCAAGAAGTTAAGATTTTAGATATGGCTGACCTTGATGGTTCACAAAATGTAAGAGTAATTATGAGATTTACTGCAGGTGTTCAATACGGAGTTCCTTCTGATATTGTTACTTACGGAATTGCATAATTAAATAATAATAAATTAAACTAAAAGGGTGGTTGGTTTTCCATCTGCCCTTTTTTATTAACTAATAATTAAAATATAAAAATATGGCTTGTGATATTACAACTGGAAGGCTAGAGCCTTGCAAAGATAGTGTTGGAGGGATAAATGCAGTATATTTTGTTAATTACGGAGACTTAGGAGCTATCACTTATGATGCTGTTGATACCGATGTAATTGACTCTGTTGCAGGTACTCCAAGTGCTTACAAATTTGACGTTAGAGGAAGCTCTACATACACTGAGAACATTCAATCAAGTAGAGAGAATGGAACTACTATGTTTGAGCAAGTGTTAGAGTTATCACTTAAAAAATTAACTCAAAAAGACCATAAGACAATTAAATTGTTATCTTTCGGTAGACCTCACATTATTATAGAAGACAACAACGGAAATCTTTTCTTATCTGGAGTTGAACACGGTTCTGATGTAACTGGTGGTACTATTGTTACTGGTGGTGCTATGGGAGATATGAGTGGATATACTTTAAGTTTTACAGGTATGGAGAAAGCTCCTGCTAACTTTATCGGAGTTACCTTAGCTACTGCTGGATTTACAGTTGTAGAAGGTGTTTAATCATTATTACTAATTACTTTATTAAACCCTGCCTTTTCGGTGGGGTTTTCTTATTAATTAAAACAAAATATTAATTATTAGTTATCTCTTTATGTTAATACTACAACCAACAGCAGGATATAAAACAATTACAATAGCACCTAGAACTCAATACAATAATGAGTTTAAAGATAGGGTACTGTCTAATGATGGTGTATTTGAGGACTCTGATTGTTTGGTGGTATTTTTAAGCAGTGAATACTCTGTAAGACTAAGAAGAGATGGTGATGGTAAAGAAGAATCTATAACAGGTGTTTACGTAACTAGTGCTACTAATTTTACTCAAATCAAGTTCTTACCAACAATTCTACAAGAAGACTCTACATATTATTTAGAGGTTCTTAATAATGGTAAATTGTTCTATAGAGACAAGGTGTATGTAACATCTCAAACAGCTTCTGAAATGTTAGTAGAAAAGCATCAAATAGGTAACGGTACAATATACAAGACTTACAACAAAGTAGATGATAACACATACATAATATAAAGTTTAGGGTAGGTTATTGAAAAGTAGCGACAACAATTATTTACAATACCTTAATTAACAGCTAGTTACAAGAAGTCAAAATAGACTCTATAGTAATACATTTAACATAAGATAAAATGAGTAAAGATAAAAAAGAATATATAGATAGTATTAGAGTTGTTAATATGTCTTCTTACCAAACACCTTCAATAGAAGAGGTTCATAATAAAGAATGGGTTTCTTTTGGTGCTAATAATGATTATTTTGATAATCTTATTGATAGATACGTTGATAGCCCTACTAATGGTAGATGTATTAATGGTATTATTGATATGATTTACGGTAGAGGCTTAGAGTCTACTAATTCATCTATATTCCCTGCTGACTATGTTAGAATGAAGCAATTACTTAGACCTAGAGAAATTAAGAGACTTGTTAATGATTACAAGCTTTTAGGTCAAGGAGCTTTGCAAATAACCTACAACACAGCTAAGACTAAAATCCTAAAGGTTTCTCATTTCCCTATGGAGACATTAAGAGCAGAGAAAGCTACTAACGGTCATATTAAAGCATACTACTACCATCCTTCTTGGAAGAAATATAAAAGCTCAGATAACCCTAAAAGAATACCTACTTTTGGTAATGGAAATAAAGGTCAAGTTAACGAACTTTATGTATTTAAGCCTTACAGAAGTGGATTTTATTACTATGCTACTGTAGACTACCAAGCTTGTTTACAATATGCAGAATTAGAATCTGAGGTATCTAACTATCATATTTCAAATATACAAAATGGCTTACAACCTAGTTTATTTGTTAATTTCAATAATGGAGTTCCAAATGCAGAAACACAAGCAAGTATAGAAAAGAAGATAAACCAAAAGTTCTCTGGTAGTTCTAATACAGGTAAAGCGATTATTGCATTTAATGAGTCTGCTGAAACAAAAGCTGACATAGAAGCTATTCATTTACCAGATGCTCACGCTCAATACCAATTTTTATCAGACGAAGCAAGAGAGAAGATAATGCTAGGACACGGAATTGTTTCCCCTATATTACTAGGTATTAAAGACAATACTGGATTTGGAAATAATGCAGAAGAATTACGTACAGCTTCGGTGTTAATGGATAATATCATTATAAGACCCTTGCAAGATGGTATTATTTATGGATTAACTGAAATACTTGAGTTTAACAATATACACCAAGATTTATACTTTATTACTTTACAACCTATTGAGTTTACACAATTAGACAATATAGAGACTAAAATAAAAAGAGAAGAAGAAACTGGAGAGAAGTTATCTGCTGAAGAACCAACTGG